GGTTCTAAAGGAGCACTTCATGGTTTAACTAGATTTTCAATGGAAGACGCTCCAGCTAGTCAGTTTTTTTTAGAGTACCTAGCAAGACCACAGACAGCGGAGATATTCTTTGAAGATGTTCTAATGGCTTTAGTGTTTTACGGGATGCCTATATTAGCAGAGAACAATAAACCTCGTCTATTGTATTATTTAAGAAGACGTGGCTACAGAGGTTTTAGTATGAACAGACCTGATAAAATATGGAACAAGTTATCTGTTGCTGAAAAAGAAGTAGGTGGTATGCCAAACTCTAGTGAAGATATAAAACAAGCACACGCTGCAGCTATTGAAATGTACATACAAGAAAGCGTTGGTTTACAACAAGACGGTAGTATTGGTAGTTGTTATTTTAACGAGCTACTAAACGACTGGGCTAAATTTGACATAAACAAACGAACAAAGCACGATGCCTCTATTAGTTCTGGATTAGCTATAATGGCTAACAATAGACATTTATACAGACCAAATGCCCCAATACAAAAACCTCAACTAAACTTAAGTATTTCCAAATACACAAACAAAGGTAATACTTCTAAATTAATCAAAAAATAAATATGGCAGAGTCTGTTATAAAAAGTTATTTTCCAAGTCAAGTCGTGAGTGATGCTGAGAAGCTAAGCTACGATTATGGTTTAAAAGTTGCTAAAGCAATAGAAACAGAGTGGTTTAATAATGACAATCGCTCAACAAGATACGACGCAAATCAAAACAATTTCCACGAACTAAGACTTTATGCTAGAGGAGAACAATCTGTACAAAAATACAAGGATGAGTTATCTATAAACGGTGATTTGTCCTATTTAAATTTAGACTGGACACCAGTTCCAATTATACCTAAGTTTGTAGATATTGTTGTTAATGGTCTTGCTGAAAGAATGTACGACATAAAAGCTTACTCACAAGACCCTTACGGTGTAAACCAAAGAACTGAGTATATGGAAGCTTTGTTAGAAGACATACAAATGAAAACTTATAATGATTTTGTTGAAGGTGCTTTTGGTCTAGATGTTTCAAACTCAGATCAAGACACTTTACCTGCTAATGAAGAGGAGCTTTCACTGCACATGCAGCTTACTTACAAACAATCTGTTGAAATAGCAGAAGAACAAGCTTTAGGTGTTTTAATGACTGGTAATAACTACGAGTTAATAAAGAAAAGATTTTATTATGATTTAACTGTTTTAGGTATTGGTGCTGTAAAAACAGACTTTAATACCTCTGAAGGTGTTACAATAAGCTATGTTGATCCAGCTGATTTAGTTTATTCTTATACTGAATCACCTCATTTTGATGACATATATTATGTTGGGGAGGTTAAAACAATACCAGTTAATGAGCTAGCAAAACAATTCCCACATTTAGATCATGACGCTTTACAAGATATAATAAAAAACAAAAACTATCATCAAGCTAATACAAACAATAGCTCAAACTATAACGAAATAGATAATAATAAAGTCCAAGTTTTATATTTTAATTACAAAACCTACATGAACGAGGTTTATAAAGTAAAAGAAACTGGTACTGGTGCTGATAAAATTATACCTAAAGATGATTCGTTTAATCCACCAGAAGATATGGAGGGTGGTTATAGTAAAATGCAAAGATCTATAGAGTGTCTTTATGATGGTGCTATGGTTTTAGGTGCTGACAAGTTGCTTAAGTGGGAAATGTCTAAAAATATGATGCGTCCTAAAAGTGATTTTACAAAAGTTAAGATGAACTATTCTATTGTTGCGCCTAGAATGTATAACGGTAAGATTGATTCTTTAGTAAAACGTACGACCGGTTTTGCTGATATGATACAGTTAACACATTTAAAACTTCAACAAATAATGTCAAGAATGGTTCCAGATGGCGTTTATTTAGATGCGGATGGTTTAGCTGAGATTGATTTAGGCAATGGAACAAGTTACAATCCACAAGAAGCTTTAAACATGTTCTTCCAAACTGGATCTGTAATAGGTAGATCACTTACAAGTGATGGTGATCAAAATCCTGGCAAAGTTCCAATTCAAGAAATTACAAGTGGTAGTGGTGGTAATAAAATGCAAGCTCTTATAGGTAATTATAATTATTATCTACAAATGATAAGAGACGTTACTGGGCTTAATGAAGCTAGAGACGGTAGCACGCCAGATAAAAATGCTTTAGTTGGAGTTCAAAAACTAGCAGCGGCAAATTCCAACACGGCGACTAGACATATATTGCAAGCTGGATTATTTTTGACAGCCGAAACGTGTGAATGCTTGTCACTTAGAATATCTGATATATTAGAATATTCACCAACAAAAGACGCTTTTCTTCAAGCTATAGGCGGGCATAATTTAGCTACGCTAGAAGAAATGTCTGAATTATATCTATATGATTTTGGTATATTTTTAGAATTAATGCCAGATGAAGAACAAAAAGCTGTTTTAGAAAATAATATTCAAATGGCTTTACAACAAAAAAGTATTGATCTTGAAGATGCTATTGACGTTAGAGAAATTAGAAATGTAAAGCTAGCTAATCAAGTATTAAAGATTAGAAGAAAAAAGAAACAAGAAAGAGAGCAATTAGTACAACAGCAAAACATACAGGCGCAAGCACAGGCAAATGCTCAAACGCAACAAGTAGCTGCTCAAGCTGAAGTGCAAAAAAATCAAGCTATAACACAAAATAATGCGCAACTAGAAAAAATTAAAGCTGATTTGAAAACTCAACAAATGGAGTTAGAAGTTCAACACAAAATGAAGTTGATGCAATTTGAATTTGAAATAAATCAACAACTTCAACAAATGAACATGCAAGAGGTTGATATGAAGGATACTAGAAAAGAAGATCGTAAAGACAGTAGAACAAAAATGCAAGCTTCACAACAAAGTGAGCTTATAGATCAAAGATTAAACAAGAAACCGCCTAAAAACTTTGAGTCGTCAGGTAATGATATACTAGGTGGCGACTTTGGATTAGACTCATTTGATCCTAGTTAGAATTTATTAATTATTATTATATTATATTATGGAAGAAAAATTAGAACAAGTAGTTGAAGAAACTACACAAGAAACAACTGAACAAGTTAAAGAAACTCCTCAAGTTGATGAAAGTAAATTTGAATCTGCTGGGGACGATGATGTTATTAAGATAGATTTAAGTAAACCACCAAAACCAGTAGAAGAAAATGAAACTAAAGAAGATAACGCTAACGATAGCGGAGTGGTTGCAAGCACTGAAGATGCCAATGCCCCACAAGAACAAAAAGAAGTACAGCCGGAAGCCAAAACACAAGAAACTACAGTATTAGAAGAAATTACTGAAGAAGAAGCTACTGAGGTAGAAGAAATAGCAGAAGAGGCAAGCGAAGCTATTAAAGAAAATTTAGCAACCGGCGAGCCATTACCAGAGAACATCCAAAAGTTAATGGACTTTATGGAAGAGACTGGAGGAGATTTAAGTGACTACGTTAAGCTTAATCAAGATTATAGTAAATTAGATAATCAGGATTTATTATACGAATATTATAAGCAAACAAAACCTCATTTAAATAATGAAGAAATTAACTTCCTTATGGAAGATGAATTCTCTTTCGACGAAGATGCAGATGACGATAGAGATATAAGAAGAAAAAAACTAGCGCTTAAAGAGCAAGTTGCCAGCGCTAAAAGCCACCTAGACGGGCAAAAGTCTAAATACTATGACGAAATCAAAGCTGGAAGCAAACTTACGGGTGAGCAACAAAAAGCAATTGATTTCTTTAATAGATACAACAAGGAGTCAGAAGTAACTCAAAAAGCAACTAAGCAAAATTCAGATGTTTTTACTCAGAAGACCGAGCAGGTTTTCAATGACAAGTTCAAAGGTTTTGAATATAATGTTGGGGATAAAAAATATCGATTTAATGTTAACAATGCTAGCGAGGTTAAGAACACCCAAAGTGATATAAATAATTTTACCAAAAAGTTTTTGGATAAAAACAATACATTATCAGATGCTAAGGGCTATCATAAATCTCTTTACACAGCAATGAACGCGGATGCTGTTGCAAAACACTTTTACGACCAAGGTAAAGCCGATGCTATGAAAAATAGTATGGCTAAAGCCAAAAATGTTGATATGAACCCAAGACAAGCTCATGGTGAAATTAAAACAGGTGGTGCAACGTATAAAGTGTTAGGTAATGATTCTTCTGATTTTAAGTACAAAATTAAAAACAATAAATTTAAAAATTAAAAAAACAAAATTATGGCAATTACTCCAGGGGGTAATTTGAATAGTGTACCAAATTCAC